TTACAGTTGAAAGCAAAGTAAGTCCACTGCTACTAGCCGCAGGCGCAGCAGAAGTCCATGTAGACCCGTTAGACACTAAAACATTTCCAGATGTGCCGGGTGCTACTGCTTGCAAAGCACTTGTGCCATTACCTAGAAGAACATTATTAGCGGCCAAAGTTGCCGCTCCTGTACCACCATTACCAACAGGTAACGTGCCTGTGACGCCTGATGTCAGAGGTAGCCCCGTGCAACTAGTCAATGTACCGCTAGAAGGTGTACCAAGCACAGGTGTGGTTAGCGTAGGTGTGGTTAGCGTAGGAGATGTAGCAAATACCGCCGCGCCGCTTCCAGTTTCATCTGTTAGCGCCGCAGCTAAATTAGCACTTGATGGCGTAGCAAGGAATGTGGCTACGTTTGTCCCTAAAGCTGACGTAAGCACCACTTGCTCATATCGCACACTATCCCCCGCAGACGTGCCAGCGGCAAGCCCTGTGAGTTTCTTTGCGTTCATTGGCAAGTTAGCGGACGGCGTAGACTGACCATCTCGAGTGATGCAGTTAGTCAGCGCTGTTGCGATGTCACTGTTGGTTGTGTTTGTCGTTGATGATGAAATCGTTGTGCCGGTAACAACGGGGTTGCCAGCAGGCAGATTGTATGTTCCTGAGCCGTTAAAAGCCATTATTTTTCTCCACTATAAGATGTGCGTGATTGCAGCGCTGAAAGACCTTGCCCAGCTAAACCGCCTGCGCCTATTCTAAGGTTTCGCTCGTCATAAGGCAAACGAGATTGCGCCCGTTCAATAGCGTTAGCAAACGCTTCGGATGACATAAGCTCCCTAGATAACTTTTCTGCAATAGCTTTGTCGGCTTGTTTAGTTACCAAACCATGAATCCATCTAAGCGTTGCGCCTTCCGTTGTCAATTGATATGGCGTATGAGGCGTTGCTTCAGTTGCCATTTTCTTTGTGTTTTCGCCTATCCGACGGCCTGTCATAGCAAGTGCTTCAAATTGTTCTTGGTCATTAAGCACAGACATAATTTTTTCTACTGTACGTTTTAGCGCCGGTTTACCTTCAGTCAAATGTGCGATGGATATGAAGCAGTACGGGGAGATGAAGAAAGACTTTGTGGTGTACTACGAAGACAAAGAAATCATTGCGGTTAACGCCGCTGTGGTGGTGAATAAACTGCAACAAATGGCTAGCGGGTTTTCCTACATTGAAGGACACCCTACCACATGGTTCTCGCGCCACAAGTTTGACCGTCTTGATGAAATACTAGCGGAAAACCAACACGCCAATACGATTATCGTGTACAACTTTCAGGCAGAGCTTGAAGAACTTAAACGCCGATACCCAAACGCGCGGACAATCGACCAGCAAGGCGTCATTTCGTCGTGGAACGCAGGGCGAGTGGAATTGCTACTGGTACACCCTAAATCAGCAGGGCATGGGCTGAACCTCCAATTTGGCGGCAGTAAAATGGTCTTCCTGTCGCTTCCTTGGTCACTTGATAGATATGAGCAGACCATTGGACGGTTGCACCGTAGTGGACAAAAGAGTGCCGTATATTGCTATGTACTGCTAACAGACAAAACCGTAGACGAGCGCATATTCGCAAGTCTGCATGACAAACGCGCAATCTCAGATATTGCCTTAGAGGAATTAAAATGAACAACTTAACATGGCGCGACATCTTCTTTAATTTGAACAATTACACAGAAGGTGAATTACAGGTGATGATTGAATCAGAGCGTCACGGTAAACGTAGACGCTCTATCTTGGTGCGGTTGCATCAGCGCTACTGCATACTCCGCGCTAATCGTGAGCGTGACGAATTACTCGCTTAAAAACAATTCTGCTTCCGCATTTCTGCGTCGAGTAAGCCCAGCTAATACTTTACCGCCGGCCTTGTTCCACCGCAGAAATTGCTCTGCTATTTCAGATTTAGGTTCTTTTGCTTTTAGCATCTTAACAAGCGTTGACGAAACTAAATTCCCGCTGCCAATGTTATAGCAGAGGCAAACTAGCGCATCGTATTCATTTTGGGTAAGCGGTTCGCCAATAGCGTTGACGGTATGCTCATAGGGCGCTAGCGTCTGCGCTAGTAAATGCAACGCCGCTGCTTCGCCCGGCAATGCCTGATTAGCTTTTACGGGCGTTCCATCCGCATAGCGCGTTGAGCCTATGCCAATTGTCCAAACACCTGCTGGGCATTTATAGCTTTGCAGTTTACAACCTTCAAATTCTTTAATTAGGGCTAACCCTTTCTCACCTATCTTCATTTTTTCCCCCGTAGCGATAAAATAGTCGTTAGCTTTTGTGTCAGCCGAATCATGTCGTTATCTAGCACCCGCACTTGGTCGATTAGCTCAATTAGCGCGTCTGTTGCTTCTTGCAAAATAGGCTTTACGACGGTGGTCGCCCAGAGCCAGACAAAGTAGACAATATAGCCCATACCGCCAGCAGCGATAATTGGGAATCCATACTGGTTAATATATTTAGCGATAGCATCGGCGTCCATTAGCCTTTTCGCTCCACTGATGGGGGCTTGGGTTTTTCTTGCGGTATCTCAAGCGCCGTAGACGCTAATTCATCAATTCTAACGATGTCATGCGACATGGCTGTAACACGTTTATCTAGCTGCTTGATAATACCAATCAGACTTTTAATCTTCTCAAGCACACTATCAAGCAGAAATTTCTGCGTCAGGTAGACGAAATACATTCCGCCAGTTGCCGCCGCAATAGGAAACCCTACGTCCGAGGCAAATTGCAGGAATTCCATTATTTACTCGTCCACCAAGCGATGAAAGAGAACAGTGCGCCAACAGTAAAGACGATACCGCCGATAAAGCCCTTGTAGCGCGTTTGCTCGGTTTTCATCTCGTCAAGCGCAGCTATGATAGCGTCTAGCTTTCTCCCTCTGTCTTCAAACACTTCTTCTAGTGCATCAATGCGCTGTTCTACTTTAGCTAAACGGCAGGCTTCGTCGGGCATCTCGACCTCACTTCAAGAATCTAAGTTTATAAAGCACGGTGAAATAAGTTTCCATTACTCCATCGATTAGGTTTTGAATTGGCGTGTCATCTTTACCGCAGACTTTATAGCGGTTTTCGTCAATCCATGTCACTTGTTTCTTTAAGAAGTCTTCAATATTATCGACATTTTTACTGCCAATAATTTCTAAGTCTTTTAGCAGTTGATAACTGCCTTGATACGCCTCAACTAAGCCGTCCGCTTGTTCGATAATCTCATGATAAAAGTCGTTTAGCGCCATGTGCGCGGCATAACTTCTAGTGCGTAGATGCTCACGGTGCGCAACATCTCTTGCAAGGAATAATAACGAAATAAAATGCTCCATTATAAGACCTTATCAATAGACACTTGTGAAATTGAGCCGCTATCAACAAGCAGTTGAAGCCAAGGCTCTGCATCGGAAACAAGCAGTGGTTGTGCAAACTCGACTTTCACTGTTGTGATTTCATCCGTCTTGTTATTATCCCATTTGATTTTCTCGGCAAGCGTTAATGCGTTGCGTATGTCGTCTAAAGATATGCGTTTTGGTAGTGCCACAGGAACAACAGGCGCGGGGGAAATGAAAATACCGTTAACATAGTCGTCACCAATGTTTGCTGTGTCTGATTTAATAAGCACCCAATCACTAGGCATTAAATGTACATCTTCGTCACGCAAAACAAGGGTGTTCTCTACTTTTAAATTTAATATTTTTGCGTATCTCATCACTCTCTCCAAAAAATAAGGCAGTATCCGCCCGTGCCCGCGGTAATGTTAATAAACGAATTAGAAGAATCACTTTGATTGCTAACCCCTCTAGCGCCTTGACCACCATACCCGTAAGCATTATTTAAAGGTGAGCTTCCGCCAGTGCCACCGACAACGAATAAATATTCTGTCTGCCCTGCGGTAAGAATAAACCCATTAGACCCCGTAGCGCCGTTATTCCCACCAAGCCCTCCAAGCCCTCCAAAACCGTGATATACGTTACCACCAACTTGAAAGAAATCGCCGTATCCTCCACCAGTACCGCCCGCAGCGGATAAAGAAACGCCTGTTCCGGTCACTGAAGACGTACCGCCCGCAGCGCCCCCTGCACCAGCAGAAGTAGCCGCCGCGCCGCCTGAGCCTAAAGACACAGTTAAATTTGACGTAATTTGAACGATTGCAGTGGTTAAATAGCCGCTACCTCCTCCACCTCCGCCGCCACCAGTTAGCTTAGTAGTTGATTGTCCATAACCGCCAGAACCCCCACCACCGCCACCACCAAGCAGAACAACCATACATTCAGTCACCGCGCCAGAAGGACGCGTCCATGTACCGCCGCTAGTAAATGCTTGAGAACGATTCCACCCGCCACCAGCACCGCCGGTGCCTATAATAGCGCTCATTTGTAATGTCATTTTTTAAATCCTATATTAAAGAACAATTACCCAGCCTTTAGTGCTGCCGGTATATACAAGAGTTACGTTTCTATACGCAACATTTAATTCAAGATTTTGCACTGTCCCCATGATTTTTAAACCGTTAGGGTTAATAGTCAACGCGCTAGTGCTAAATGTACCAGCATAATCTGCTACAGCGACATAATCATTAGTAGCCGGAGAAGCAGGAAGGGTAATGGTGAACGCGCCGCCAGACGTATCGGCTAATATAGCATCCCCAACTAAAGCGGGGTCATAGGTTGCGTTTTTGTATATCCATTTTAAAAATACTTGCCCAGATGCAAACGTAATTGCACCCGTCATCGTGCCGCCAGCTAACGCAAGATAGCCTGCAATAGTTTGACCTGCATTGAAGACGATATTACCTGTCATCGTACCGCCAGCTAACGGAAGAAACAGTGCAGCAGCGGCTGTTAATTGCTCATATCTTACGGAGTCACCATTCGATGTACCAGCGGCAAGCCCTGTGAGTTTCATTGCGTTCATTGGCAAGTTAGCAGACGGCGTAGATTGACCGTCACGCGTCAAGCAATTTGTCAAAGCTGTAGCAATGTCGGTATTGGTGTTGTTTGTCGTTGACGAAGAAATCGTTGTGCCGGTGACAACGGGGTTGCCAGCGGGCAGACTATATGTTCCTGAGCCGTTAAAAGGCATTATTTTTCTCCTGTTATTGAGGTGACTGCGCCAGCAGCAGTGCGTGGTAGAATTCTACCATACTCTATTGCCGCAGAGGGAATTGCATATTCATCTGCTTTTTGAGCGCGTTCCAACGCGTTAGCAAAGGCTTCTGACGATATTAACTCCCTAGATAATTTATCGGCAAGTTTAGTGTCGGCTGATTTTAGTAAAGAAGTGTGAATCCATTTAACCAGCGAAGCGCCTTCAGTCAATGCAAACGGTAAAGATGGCGTCGCTTTGGTCGCCATTTTAATCGTCCCCTCGTTTGCTTTTCGTCCACTACTAGCAAGCTCAGCAAACTTTTTCTGGTCAGTAAGCGTGGCTAGGATACCTTCTACCGCGCGTTTAACTTGAGGCTTATCAGCGGTTAAATTATCAAGCGCTTGAGCAGTGTCGTAAGGGTGTGCGGGCGCGGCTTTTTTAACGCTTTCAATCATTGACTGAATATGCGCTGTTTCTTTAAAATCAGCTAGTTTAGCCGCACCTTCTTCTTTACCATAAGTAGATTTTAATAGCGTCGCAATGCGCGGGTTTTCTAAAGCCGCATTTACTTTAGTGCCTGCTTTGTCTACGCCTGTTGTAATAGGCTCAAACGCATTGCTAATAACTTGCTTTGCCAATTCAGGTTTAGCTTCAGGCGTCATCTTGTGCAGTATGCGCCCCATTACACGAGCGTCAGCGTTGACCGCTACTTTAGCCAAGTTTGCCGCGTCAGATACGCCGCTTAGGTCTTTAGCTGATTTGCTAATAATACGCTGTTGATTAGCAACCGATTCGTCCACCACTTTAGGAATCGCTTTAACTTGCTCACCAAGCGCGGTTTGATTTGCTTCGATAGGTTCAAAGTTACGCACGATTTCACTTAGCCGGTTTTGAATCCCCGCGCCAGTAGAATCAAGCGTTTTTAGCGCCTCTCGGTTATCTTTTAAAAATTTATCTGCGGATTTGCCGCCTTGCACAACTTCGGCGTTGAATTTGCCCTCAACGCCTGTTGCAATAGCTTGTAGCGCTTCGGGGTCATTCCCAAACGCGCGAATAAAATCCGCCGCTCTATCTGGCTGAAGCATCCGCTCCGTTACATCTGACGGGCTTATTTTAGGGCGAGCGTTACTTGTCTGACGCGTTAAATTAGAAACGGCACCTTCTTTAAACGGCTCTGCAACAGTTGTTCTGTAAAGCTCATTGGCTTGGTTAAAAACGGTTCGCGCTTCAGAAGGTGCGTGTTTAGCGATAGATTCTTCAATACCCTGTCTTAATAAGTCTAAGTTAGCAATGGTAAGCCCTGCTTTAGGGTCACCTTTAAGATTTCTTGCTTCTTTTAATACGACACTGCGAAGCTCTTTAAGGTCTTCCAATTTAGCCGCATGAGGTATGCCCTCAGACGTCTTTTTCATTGGATTGCCTCTGGCGTCAAGAATTGCAGGCCCTTCTTCTGCTTTTTGTTTAAATACGGTAAGCGCTTTATCAGTTAAAGGGGCGGTATCTTTATTGATAGCGGTAGAAATTTTATCCGCTATTTGAGATGCTTTATCAATTAACGGTTGAACGCTAAAAGGCTCAGGCGCAAGCTCATAGGCTTGTTTGTATATAGGACTTACTAGAGCTTTAGCTTCATCTTCTAGTGCTACTTTACGCGCAGCAATAGACTGCCCAATTTTACGTTGTTCTGGTTGCGCAACTGTACTAGCTACCTGCTGCTTGGCTTCTTCAAGTCCTGCCTGTTGTGTTTCGGCTTGGCGCAATAGTTCGGCTGTGCGAGCCGATTTAGTATCTTCAAGCGCTCCTTTCTGCGCAATTTGCGCGTCACGCACGTTCTGATATGGCGCGTTAGCGCTTACATTGCTAACAGGCAATTCACCTTGGTGCAACGCATTAAGCGAGCTTTGCGCTTGATTAACTCTTGATGCTAATGCTTCATTTTCGGCATTACGTTTAGCTGTCCATTCTTGCGGAAGTTGCTCCTCTGAAGTTCTTATTGACCCCGCTAATTCAGGCGAATTCATCTTGACGGCTAATTGTTCAGGTGTAACACCCTTATTTCTTAGCCGGTCAATCATAGCAGGTATATTTTCTTCGCTGCCTGCAATATCACGCATTTTTCTATTGACCATAGCTTCTCTGCCACGCTCAAACACAGGCTCAACAATTTTATACCCTAGCTTAGCCGCAGGATTTATAAACGAAGTTGCTGCGCTTACGCCTCCGCCTACAACGCCGCCAGTAAGTCCTCCATCGTCTTCAGGCGCTATAGCTTGCCCAGTCAACCCGCCTACGGCTGTGCCGGCGGTGGTTTTAGCAAGAAGGTTTTTAGCAAACCCTGTAGCTTCGCCAGTGCTTAATCCGCCAGATTTCAAGGCTTCTACAAATCGCGAAGGCGCTTTAGCTAATTTTGCCGCGCTCCCTAACGCTCCGCCAATAGGAAAAGTAGCGGCTACTTCACCTCCAAATTTACCCGCGCCATACACGTCACTTTCAGGTTTAACACCTAAATCAGTAAGTTTTTGTTGAACGGCGGATTTAAAATCTTGCGCTGCGGTTGACTCAGGGTTAATTAGTTTATGCGGTATATCCGCTAAGTTGATTACTGCGTTAGCCGCCCCCCCTACAACGCCTCCAGCCAAATTTTGAGCTTCTTGCGCATAGGTATCTACAGGGTGTTCCATAAACCGTTTGAGCATTGACGGCTCTTGCTTAGGTGCTTCTTGCGCTTGAGCGCCGCTTAAATGCAATAGCCCTTCATCGCTTACTTTAGTTAAATCATTATTAGCTAACGCCATTAAATCACTATCGGATAACTTGCTTAAATCGGTCATTTTACAAGCCCTCGTCTACGAATTTCAGCCATAAGGTCGTTTTGTGGAGGTACGCCCACAGGCGCTTGTTGTACAGGCTGTTGTACAGGCTGTTGTACAGGCTGTTGTACAGGCTGTTGTACAGGCTGTTGAGGATTAGCAAGTCGCTTGCTAATATCTGCGGTACCTGTTTTAAAACTTTCAAGTCGGTTGTTAGCTTCTTGTCGTAAAGTTTGCAAGCCCCTGTTAAATGCTTCTGGGCTGTCGGCAGTGCTTAGCATTTCACGAGCGTGTTTAGCGGCAGCCACAGATACAGCGGACGACCCAGTGCTACCAGACATGATTTTAGCGTATTCATTAACGGCTGTTTCAGTCGAGTTTTTAAACGCTTTTAATTCAGGGTTTTGAACGCCGCTTGACTGCCATGACTGAATAAGTTGGTTAACCATTGGAGATTTAGTTCGTGCAATATTGTTGCTAAACTCAAGCGCCATTTGAGCGTTTTTATCAAACGTATCGCTAAAGTTTTTGGCGGCTTCATATTGCTTAGTTTGCACCCCTAATGAGCTAGCCCCTGCTTTAGCCCCTGCTGTCCCGCTAACAATAGCGTTAACATCGCCGCCGTTTTTAGATAGCCATTCTTGATACCGCACTTGCGTTTTAGCAGGGATTCTAGGGTTAAGCCCCGCTTGTTGCCCTTTATAAAGCTGCCCAAAAGAAGCGTTTTCTGAATCTGTAAACGGTTTAGCTGCGCCGCCCAACGCTCCACCCCCAGCGCCGTAAGGCTTAATTTCACCTGTACGGTGGTCAATAACCCCCACGCTTCCATCGGGTAGGTTAACTGGTGAATATGAAGGCGTACCACCGCTAGTAGGCGAAGGCATCATGTGTATATCAATTCGATTTTGACGATTTAAATCGTTTTGACCACCTTGAAAGTTAATATTTTTATCTTGACGAGCATTTTTACCTGCTTCAGTTTGCGCAAGAATCAACTGTCTGAGAGCGGCTGCGTCTTCAGCGGCTACTCTCCGAGCTTCTCTATTAGCTTGATTGTTTCCTATAGTCTGCGCCATAGCGCCAACATCAGGGTTAACAACAGACAAAGCTAACGATTGTTTATCCATTTCTTCAGGGGTCACATTTTTAGCAACATTCTGCGCCATAGGTTGCGCAGGCGTGGCTTGAGGTTGGTCTTCTAATCTAACAAAAGCGCCTAAACGTGACCATATTGACGGGTCTTTTGCAGGTGTTCCTGCGGCTAATGCCATTTCAGGAGGTGCTTCTATACCTATAGAATTTAAACCTTTAACAGAAGCAGAAGCCCTTTCTTGCTCTGCTTTAGCCAAATCTTCCTTAGCTTGGCCTTCTTGATAGCCGCCCATAAGGTTTTTCACCGCGCCTAAGATAGCACCGCCAGTATTTGGAACGTACCATCCGCTAACCATCTGACCTGCGGCTACATTGTCGCCTTGTTCTTGTAGCTTACGGGCTAAAGCGATTCTATCTTTAGCGCCAAGTACCTTTTCATCATATAAACTAGCCATTACTTCCTCCAAATAGCCCGTTCCACTTATTCTGCATACCCTGCATAAAACTGCCTTCGTCAGGTGTTTTAGCTTGTTGCGCAGCAAACGCAGGGTCAAACTTGCCAAACTCGTCAGCGTACTGCTGCGCGTCGCTTTTGCCGGCTTCTTTAATATCCTGATACCCTTTAGCTAACGTATCAGCGTTAGCCATTATTGTCTGTGCTGACGGCGCGGCGTTAAATTGCGGGTATTGCGGTTTATTTCTAAGTGCTTGCGCAAGCGCTTGTTGTTGTTGTTCGCCTAGCATCATTATAGTAGCCCCAACATTGAATAGTTAACCATTTTAAACCCACTTGGGTGCGTAACAACAGCTTCTGGCATGACTTGTTCCACTTCGTCTGCCATAACACCTGAAAATGGTTGCCCCCACAAATAATCCCATGTGTAAAGTCCAATGCCAAGAACGTGCGTACCAATGCGTTTAATGTTCTTTTTAAGCCTTCTGTCAGACGCCGCTTTAATCCCCGCGCCACCAAGCGCCCCGCCTGCGCCAATTAACGAGCTAGTTAATGCCGAGTTAGATGCCATTTGTGCGTTATACGCGTTCATGTCGTATTGACCTTGCGCTGTAGCCGCACCGAGAAAATCCGGCCCCTGCCAGTTAGCGGCCTGTCCGGGGGACGTAACCCCAACAGCAGGTAGGTTAGCGGTGTTAAGTTGAGCACCTGTTCGCAACGCTTGCAGAATATTAAGTGGGTTCTGTTGAATCGCTTGATTCTGCGCGAGTTGTTGATTGCTGGCTTGATTGCTAAGTTGAGCGCTTTGCAGTTGTTGATTATATAACTGCGATAATTGCTCGTTATTTAAGTTAGCGTTAGCAAGCCCAGCGTTAAATGTTAACTGTTGCGCGCTATTTGAATCCGCTTGATTAGATGTATCCATGCCGAAACGCTGACTAACCGCTGCGTTTTGCGCTTGCATATTAGACAAATTTTGCCCGTATTGCTGTGCTTGCGCCGCATTTTGAAATTGCGCGTTGCCTTGTGCTTGATTGTACGCTTGCTGCTGCGCGGAATTAGCAAAATTTGCCGCCGTGACATTTTGACCAAATTGTTGCCCTAATGCAGCATTAGTAAGCCCCATATTGGTTTGCGCGTTGGCATTGTTCTGCCCCGCCGAAGCGTTAGCAAGTTGCTGCGCCGTGACATTTTGCCCAAACTGTTGACCTAAAGAAGTATTGCCAAATTGAGCGCCTTGTAGCCCCATACCAAACAGCCCCTGCGCTGCGGCTGTGCCTTGTCCAATCGCTTGGTTTCTTGCATCCGTGTACGCTTGTTGCTTTTGATTGTTAAAGTTTTGCATCGCATTGTTATACGCTTCACTTCCTCGCGTAATGCCTTGGTTAGCCAATTGGCTTTCCATTTTTGCTTGGTTTTGCGCAAACTGCGGGTCTAGGTACTGCGTATTAGCTTTATATAGCGCATCAACGGCTTGTTGGTTAAGTAACGTTGGGTCTAACCCTAAGCTAGTTTGAATTTTAGCAGAATTATTTAGCCCCGCCCCCAGTGCGCCCGCTTGCTGAGTAGCGTTTGCGCTTGTTTGAATTCTGTCACCGTTATTATCAACAACGTATTGCGCTTGCCCGTTTACGTCCCCAATAGACGTTCTCATTTGCCCCGCGCCCTCTACGCTACCCTGCAAACCGGTAGTATTTAAGTTGCCTCCGGTAAACGTAGGTGCGTTAACGCTTTTCGTCATTAGGTCAGCAGTAGCCGCAGGGCCACCTTGGACTTTAATATCCGGCGTTATATTACCGTTATAATTAGGGTCGGTAGGGTCGGTAGCGCGTCTTACAGCCTCAAGGCCTTTTAAAGAAATATCGGACAGTCCTAATTGCGCAACTTGGCTCTGGTTGTATAATGTTCTGTCGTTACCACCTAAAGTTTGCGCTTGCGTGTACTGCTGAGGTAGATACGTTACGTTAAACTTTTTAGGTAGCGTCCCACTAGCAAGATATTCTGCTTTTTGAGCGGGCGTAAGCGTAGATTGGTCAAAAGGCATATTGCCATATTTGTCCGCTTTAACGTCGGCAGGTAAATTATAGCTAACGCCCGACCCGCCTAATTCAGCTTGCTTTAAGTCTGTTGTTACTTGGTTGTTTGCGTCAAGGTAGTTACCGCTACTATCAAGCCTATACTGCATAGGCCCTGATTGATTGGTCATATTAGCTTTTTGTGCAGCAAGCGACGCGTTTTGATTGCCGGATGCGGTAGCTTGCGCGGCGGCATAATAGTCTGGTGCCGCAGGCATAGTTGGGCTGCTCATGATAAACTCCTAAATTATCTTAAAAATCGGCATTGCTCTTTGGTCATGGAAAAGAGCCATAAATCGCCATTATACCCTGCGTCTTTAATTATATGCTCACATACAAACCCTGCATTTATCGCAAACCGAATACACTTTTCATTATCCGCTTGAATAGGCGCTATTATTTTTTTAACTTTTAGCTCTATAAAAGGATAATGAAAAGCATACCATCGTATTTCTTTATTTCCTCTACCTTCTACTGCAATATGAAGATGTATAGACCCTTCCTCTATTAAGTTATTATACATAAAGACGACGTTTATCTCGTCTTTATGCTCAAGCGCTATGTAGACTGCGCTTTCATCACTGCAGTATTTTTTACCTTGTTTTTCAGCTATCCATTGACCGCATCTTTCTGGTTGGTCAACTATAATTTTCATTATAGTACGCCCCCGCCTTCAAATACATAGTCCGTTGCATAATAGCGTAAATCTGAAGTCATACTAGATGTTCTGATTCTAAATGACCCATAATACCCCATTCCCGCTGCCATTTGCCAACGAGAGAAAGGCTTAATATCACCACCCCATGTTGACGTATCCCAAACACCTGCATCCCAAATACCAGCAGTCGTAGATAGCAAATTGTACGGTTGCGGCGGTTGAGATGTTAAATCAAAGTTAAGGTTAATTTGACCTGAAAACGCAAACGCATAATCATAACCCATTGACACTTTAGCCATTGTCCAGCGTTTTACTTGGCTTTGACTGCCAAACGCAGAAAAAGCAGGTAGAAGGTCAGTATTGATAACTTCGCCATCGTCAGTTGGCCCGTCCCAAAACTTAAAGACTTTACCGTTCTGTCCAAAGAACAGCGTATCGTTAATAAACGTCCAGCAGGTCGCATTAACGCCGGTAAAGCGTGACCATGCCCCGCTAATCGTGTTCATTACATATTGGTCAAACTGCGTTGAGCTAACCGGCACATTAATAAACAGCATATTGTTAGGCGGATTTAAAATAACCTGCCAGCCGTAATTATCTACATATGCCGTTGTTGCATCAGTTATACGTTGCTGAATCTTGTTTGTGATAGATGTTTTGACGTTAACACGGCTAGACATGAGCCACTGCGACAAAGGAACTAAGCCGTCTTTATTTAGCAGTAATACGTCGCCGCCGAATTTAATTGTGCAATTACGCCCAACGGGTGAGCCGCCGTAATAAACACCGTTAAGTGACCATGTAGCTGCATCAGCAGGGTTTGTGCCGCTATAGACCGCAATTTCGCCTGCCGTAGTAACAACAACAAAATAGTCATCCATGCCATTACCAGCGTCCAGCGTCCATGTTTCAATCTTAGCAATACTGCCCCCATTGATGAACAATGGCGCGAAGTCAAACGAAGTTGCTGCGCCAGCAATGGCATCAGTAGCTAAATACCAACATTTCATGCTGTTTTTTTGAACAAACCACGCTCTGCGGTGATGCACCAACACGTCGGCTAACAGGCTAGTATCAACACCTGTTATTGCATAAGGTGTAGATACGCCCGTCACTTGTTGCCATGCCGTGCCGTTATAAAGCAACATATAGTCTTCAGCGTTTACAGCAAGCGTAAATGTGCCACCTGTTGTAGACACTTGCCCAAAATGCCATCGGGCGTTAGTAAGTCCTGTGACAACTTCCGTTGCGGCGGTGATATGCCCTGTTGGGTCTTCGTATATAGTTGTTACATCCCAAACACTGCAATCTCCTTCATCATCCGCTACAGCAAAAGTATGCGCAACACCATTTTGCCCGTCATAAGTAATAAACGATTCAATATTTCCGGTGATATTTTGCTGCCACATTGTGTAGCCTTTGCGTGATTGCAATTCAGTAGGCAAGCAAAACCAGTTGTCGATAATAACCGCCTCATTAGGCGACATCGCGGCTAATTGATTGACCGCGTTCCACCCACCAATTGGCGCGGTGACAGTGACGGTTCCTGAAGTTTGGCGTTTAGGACGTAGCATTTAATTACCTATTTAGGATACGAAAAACCGTATCTTTACGATGTAGTGTTTCCATAACCCGTATCCGGTATATTGTTCTGGGTGAGTAGTATATTTGGATAGCGTGGCGCGAGGGACAGCGTATCTGCGCCGCTCTCTGCTGCTTTCCATTTCTCCAGCTCACGGGTGTAATCCTGAAGCACTGCGGTGGTGTCAAAGCCTTTAATCTCAAATAGCTTAAGTTTTGTGCCTAGCACCATTACGCGGTCTGGGAATAGCGTTGTATCTGTATCAACCGTTAGGCGTGATTTGGGCGTTCCATCAGCCGCCACAACCCATGCGTTAGAAACGTATTCAAAGCCCATTACTAGCACTGCGGTAGGCGCAGGCCAGATAGTGAACTTATTACCCATCATTCTAAAGCGCATACGAGGGCCTGTTGTGACATAGCTTGCTTTAAGCCATTGCCACTCTTGGGCGTCTTTAGGTCCGATAATCGACCAACGGTTTGATTTGTTGTATTGGGTTTTGTCTACCATCCGCGCATAGTCGCTAGGCATTGCGTACTTAGCTTGGCTAAACGTAATGGTAATACCTGTTGCAGTGGCAGTAGCAGGAATAGAAGTTGTAGCCGTTGTTGTACCAACAAAAGTGACAAAAGTGTCTTGTGACAATCCTTCGCCGATAGCCATAAAATCAGTTGATAACCCTGTTACTGACGACAAATTAGTGATGGTGGTTGAGCCTTCAGTAACATCGCCCGTATATTGATAGTAAACCGTTTCAAAACGGTACTCAGCCGCTAGCGCTTGCCAGTCACGCTCAGTGGATAGCGTGTCGCCTGTACGGTTCATCAGCGCTTGAATTTGAAGCACTTGAGGGTCTGTTGACGTCGCCACTTGCGTGGGGACAGGCAAACCTATTTCTAAACAGACATCTTGAACATTCGTAAGTAGGTTTGCCATGCGTTTTATTCCTTAACGGTTCTAACTCTTTTGACTTCAGGTGGTTGTGCGTCCATCAAAATTTTCATTTGCGCTTGAAGCTCTGCAATTTGGTCAGTCTGAGCTTTAATTAGCTCGTCAGCGTCTATTTTACCACGATTTAAAAAGGCTTGTGCTTTATTGCGAAGTTGAGTGCCGCCCATAATGCGAAGGAAAGCACTGTCAGGTGCGCCTGCAACTTGTTCAATATATCTAAACCCTTGGTAGGCTAGCTCAATGCGGAGAGTTTCGGCAATTTCTGGCCACTCCTCCATTGGCGTACCTTTAATATCTTTTAAGCCTTTATAGGCTTGCCATTGCCGTGCAAAACGGGCTTTATGGTTGTCATCGGCAATTGTGTCAATTGCAAGCGATTTGTCGCCGGGGACATTGATTCGGATAAAGTCGTATTCTTGCCCATCGTGCGTTCCAATGTAGAAAGAAACGTCTAAGTAAGCATCGCCGCCGGTGTCGCCGACGTAAGAAATTTTTTCGCTCATATTTAATCCTAGAAAGTTGGCGGTAAGCCGTCTAGCTTACCGCCTTAAAAATTATGCTACTTGACCTTGGTGGAATGGACGGTTGATTTGAATCAACGCCAAGCCAGAGCTAGGTGTACCTGTTGTGGTAGATACTTTAGCATTTAAGATTTGCTCACCGTTTACTTGAGCATCGTCAACGCTGCCAGGCGTTGCAGCTAACGCATAAACGTCAGCGCCAACAGTCATTGCGTTAGGCGCTTTAACAGCCGCAATACCAGTAATTTGATACCAGCCATATTGTGACGCTACGTTAGCAGACATCGCTACAGCTACAGAGCCAACGCCGCCAGTAGCAGGTGCTAACGCAGTTGTCGCTAAGTAAGAATCATAATCAACTAATGAACCAACAACAGTTGATGCAACGCCTTTCAAATAAATGAATTCGCCTGCGCCGTATGTTGGGTCTACCGCAGCTACGATAGTACCTAATGCGTGGTTTTGAGTAGTATCAGTAATGGCGATACCTTGGAAACCCGCTAAAGGGGTTGTAATGTTATAAGCCATGAGTGCCTCCTAGGTTGTGCTGAATGTTGCGTTGAATTGCGCACCAGAACAGGTTAACGCGCCAGAGAAGCCCATTAAGCGAACAATCGCGTCTTGGTTAACTGCTTGACGGTCACCGCCGATTGGCACGAAGTTACGGTCTTTGTGAGGACGGAAGTACACATATTTTGTGTTAATAAAGTCCATACGAGTTGCAGTTTGGTTACCACCAATACCGCCACCAAGTACAACGTCAGCCGAGCCAGCGCCGCCGT